TTGATTACCAGTATGTTGTTATAGTTTTCAGTCAGGTAGTCGTTAAGTGTTTGTTCTACTGATGACCCCATATCGTTAACCGATTGCAGGTTTAGTTTAAGTAGGTTAACAGTCCACTTAAATAAGCCCTTCATGTCGTAATCGATTAGCTCCAGCTTATTAGCGATGTACGCCCCAGCTAGTGTGGTAGCAGCTCCGGCAGACCAGAAACGGTTTTCTGATGTAAGCCCTGCCGCCTCATCAATCTTACGCTGAAACCCAAGTACGAGCTTCTTAACGTCTTCTAAGTTCTGCATGACCCACTGAATATAAATAATCCCAGCGTGCCCATAGTTTTCTTCGATAGACCTATCGAACGCATCCGTACCTTTCTTCTCCTCCGTGCTGGTGAATACCCGTTGCGCCCTCCATTCCATTATCCTCTGCGCCTCTGCTTTCGGCGCTTGCTTCTCGGCTGCAATACGCTCAATGACACTGGCATTACCTGTAGTTACACATGAGAGGTGCCACGGTTCACCACGAGCACGTTCAAGGTTAGCCCCACCAGCCATACGCCCGCGCTGTTCGCCAGAAGATATTTGATACGCTAAGTCACTTAGCTGCTCACTTTTCTCATTGGTCAATTCGTCTATGTAAAACGGCAAGTTGTGCAGCACCTCCGCACGGTTAAACTTTATCGCGTCGGTATCCTTTGCGGTTATCATCATGCCCTTCTGAGCACCCCACACCGAACCCGCTACCCGTATAGCTGCTGTCTTACCGCACCCGCTAAGTGGGCTGTGTATGTGTAACGCGCAAGCATTCTGAGGCAAGAAACTCATCAGCGGAGAACCGAACGCTGTACTCACAACGTACTGGTGCATAACCAGTTCAGGCCGCGTGTTGTAGAAATTAGCCATCTTTTTCCACGCCTCCAACGTACCCTTCGGCTTGAGGTATGGGATTAGTGCGGCTGTCGGTGTGGACGGGGGGTTGTGCTCAATACGGTCTGCGCGTATTTCACTGTTTCCTACGACAAAGGCGTCCATGTTCTCGTCTACCCAACCGAACTGGCGACGTGCCGTGGCTGCTGTAGAGGTTGCTTGTAATTCGTTTACCCAAGTAATCATATATTGCATTAAATCGTTTAGTTGAGGGATGGCAACACCTTGCATCGCCATGTTTTTCCTAAATTCTTCTCGTGAAGTGACCGCCGTAAGAGGCATTGTAAATTCACGTACGCCGTCTTGTGGCAGGTGTATCCTACAAACTACGGACTCCCCGTCTTCTATATCTAATAGCCGCTGCGTAATGTAGATGTCGTTGTGGTAGATGACATGCTCGTCAACTTCCCCGTCTTGGCTTATGTTCCTGACATACACACCGCCGTTCTGACCACGGAAGTATGGGCGCGGGTAGACAGGTATAACGTGTTGTGTAGAAAGTTCTTGGCTAGCCGAACCCGGAAGTAACGTACCTTCTAGTAAATCACTCGACTCACCCGACTCACCCGACTCAACGACATATGTGCCGTCTTCGTTGGCTTCTGCTTCAGCCACCTTGCGCCCTAACACAATCGGTGAACTGATCTTGCCCCAGTGTGGGCACTCTGTGCAGACACCGCCTTCATTCTCGTCGAATGTTGTGCAGCGGTACGGCCCCTTAATCAGATCCAACTTCTTCAGCGTTAGCTCTGGCGTGTATTCGGGGTGCTGGTTTGAGATCTTATGTGCAGCCTTTTCACCGTCTTCGCAGAACTTAGCGATGGACAGGCCTGCCCTCCACATAGGCTCACTCGTCTCGGCTTGGCCTTTTATTATCCGGCGTAGTTGCTCACACCCGTTACCGTTCTGTGCCTTGAGCAATATGGTTCTGAATTCGTGCTTGTAGTTCTGAATGATTGCATCACGTAGGCTTGCTGGCCCCTCCGCAGGTACGTACTTCTTGGGAACTGGTATCGTGTCCATCCCCAGCTTACTGGCAAAGAAGTCAAAGTTAACCGTATCGGGAGTCTTACCTATGACTTCTACTGGCGCAGGGGTATCAGGTTTGTGGTTATGCGTACCCACTATGCGAAGAACCCGCGCTATGTCAGCAGGTACTGCGGGGTCTATCTCAAGCCCAAACTCTTTGCACTTGGCCTTGAACTGGTCAGCCACTACCTTCCACTGCTCTACAGCGACGGGTTCAGATAGCACCCAGTAAACGTGTATGCCACGACCAGAGTTAACGATAAGAGGCTTTGGTAATTCTAGAGCTACGATAAATTCTTGTAGCCTGCGTAACGCCTCTCCCTGTGTAGCGAACCCCTCGTTCTTAGCTACTTTGTCTTCGCCAACGTCCAAGTCTAAGAAGAATGACTTAATCTGTTTAGCGTCATCACCTTTGCGAGTACCTTCTTCCTTGAAGTTACTCATCGCAAAGTACATATCCCACCCTTCACTGTCGTGATATTCGGCGGCTTCTGCTAATTCATCTGTTGAGTGAAAGTATGTCTGCCGTACCCCGTTCGACGCTAGGCCGTATTGTAGAGCGACGTACACACCTTCTGTGGGTAATACCCACCGTAAAAATTCTCTTGTATTCATGGTTGCACCCAATGCCGAGAGACACTATGGCAGGGATGTCGGCGCATCCTTTTCGGCAAAACCTAGCCATAGTGGAGTGATTGTTAGTGGTTAGTCATCCCAACCGTCAACAATGGCACTCAGATCGTCGTCATCTTCCTTGGGTGCGGGGGCAGATTTCTTTACGACCTTCTTGGGTTCCTCCACTTCGGAGGTATCTGGCTCATCGCCAAATATATCGTCAGAGTCATCGTCATCTAATGCGACATCGGTGCTCTTGACACTGCTAGTAGTATCACTAAACGGGTTATCAGGTTGTGCTACGAAGCCGCCTTCCACAACACCGAAGGGCGAACGTGACACCATCGGCACATATTCGATCACCTGTACGCCGTTCAGACGTAGGCTAACGCCATTGTCACGCATAGAGTACGGCACGAAAGCAAAGGCAAGGTTCACGGTGCTACCGCTGGTTAGCTGGAAGTCCGCTGGCAGCTTGTTGTTCTGCGCGTCTACTTGCAGTGGGGGCGTGGTCTTGTCGGTGCCGTAAGCACCTTTCAGCTTGCACTTGCCGATGTAGTTGCCGTCATCATCCTTCTTGAAGGGTAGGGCAAACTTGTCAGGCCAGCTTTTTTCTTTCTTGGCTTTATAGGCCACTGCCATTGCCTTGTATAAGGCTTTAGCTTCGCTTTCAGACATCACGAAAGACATCTCGTATGCCGCGCCGTCATCCAGCGGGTCACACTTAACAGACCCACCCTTACCGCCGTTCGCTTTGTTATCGAACTTGTAGGTAGCGTCGAGTCTTGGGTAGAGGGCTTTTACGCCTTCGATTGTGTAGTACATATTTGCTTCAGCCATTGTTGGTCTCCTTAACTTAGGCTATTTATTGTGAACCCTTCAGTCGCAGCGAAAGGCGAACCCTCGCGGTTGTGGGGCACGATGTCGAAAGCAATCGCTGCTAACGTCTCATCGTCATCCACCATCAATCTAACTTTCTGTAGTTCCTCTTCTTCTAACGGTCTTTGTGGGTAAAAGAACAGCTTTGGCACGGGGCTACCCGCATCAAAACTTATCTTTGTCACCACTGCTGCACTGGGCGTCCCATGCCCACTCAAAAATTTGGCGTAAGCCTGTAGAGGCATAGAGCTTCTACCTTGAGCTTTACCAAATATGGATGAGGCAGGTACCTGCAACTGGTACACAGTATCTAATGCTTGCTCTTCAACAATCGCTAGCCGCTGGCTAAACCTGCAAGCCCTACCCCCTCCAGTGCCAGAACCTCGGACGTTATTGGTGCAATCAATACACCGCATACTTTGTCTCTGGTCTGGCGGCACTTCAGGTGCGGGTCTCTGGGTATCGTTCGACCAGCATGTCGGCAGACGTTTGGCGCTAGGGTCGTAGGCATCTTTGTAATACGAGCGCGATACTGCCGCTGCGTTTACGATAACTACGTCTATCGCTGTACTGTCTGCTTGCTGGTCTAACCCAGTAAACCTATTACCCTGTATGCTGATTCGGCGCACTATACGTCCGCATCAGGATCAAACGCTGTGGGGTCAAAGTCGTCTACAACAGCTTCTTCCGTTGCTTCTTCCTTAGACGCACCACCCTTTAACAGAGCTTCTGCGATACTCGCCAAGGCGAATCGCTGCGTTTTACCTACCTTGATGTACGTATTCTCTGGAATTACGCCATCCCTCACCCACTTACGGGTCGTGGATAATGACACACCAAAGTGCTTTGCGACATCTTCAATCGGAACTAATTGCTCCATCACGCTTTCCTTATTGTGAGTGCGAACTCTGCGTCTACGTTCAAGCCCTTTGGCAGAAGGTCTGGGTTCTCTTCCAAGAACTCCCGTACGTTCTTCTGGTTCAGGCGCTTATCCAAGAACTCAGGCACACCATGCTCAAGAATGAACTCGTGCATGTGCTCCCAATCGCTAGTCCAATACTTCTGCTTAACCGTACGGTAAAACGTACCAGCATCGGTCTTGACGCTTTTGATGTCGTTCTCTTTCAAGTAACTCAGTAGCGCACTCTTTATTTTATTTTGCTGATTGACTAGCTTGTCATCAGCCTCCTTAAATTCCGCAGATAGGCGTTCCCGTTCAGCCTTAATCTTGAGGTAAACCCCAGTCATCTTGCCTAGCGGCACACCGTCTACGTCTTTTGCATCAGCCATGATCTTCGTCCTTCCATTGCCGAGAAAGGTAATATAGTGGTAGGTAATGGCTTAATCAAGTATTTCTTTGTAAAGGTCGATAATTTTTGTATGTGTGTCTATTTTGTTATCTAGTAATGCGTACACACGCTTTTCTATGTGAGATCCTTGTAACTGTACCACTGTGCACTTATGGTCTTGCCCCGCTCTGTGGATGCGAGCGTTAGCCTGTGCGTATGTTTCTACCGAACTGGTTGGCCCCCACCATACGATTGTATTGGCAGCGGTCAGCGTAACGCCGTGTGCCGCAGCCTGCGGTTGGATGACCAGCACCCGTGGGTTGTCCGTCTCTTGGAACTCCTTGAATATGCGCGTCCGCTCTGTGGCACTGACAGCCCCACTAATGACTTCGGTAGGTATCTTGTCCTTGCGTAGCTTGTCAGTAAGTAGCTGGATCGTATGCTTGAACGGCACGAACACGAGTACCTTTTTGCTGGACTCGTCGATTACCTCACGCAGTACCTTGTATCGGTGCTTGATGTCGAACTCCACCACCTCTTTGTCATCGGTGTACACCGCACCAGAGCTTATTTGCAGTAGCTTGTTCATGTTGACCGCCGCTGTAGCTGCCGTGACTGTCTCTTCCGCAGCCTCCATGACCATGCGGTTCTTCAGTTCTTTGTAATACTTCTCTTGCTGACGAGTCAGCGGTACCTCACGGGTTGTATACACGATGTCAGGTAGGTCAAGACACTCTTCCTTGGTAAACCGTATCGCCGGTTGCAGTGCACTAAATACTGTCTCGGTGGCATCGGGCTTGGGCACCCACTTGAAGTTAGTCACTTTGTACATGACCTGATCGCGGAACGAGCCAAAGAAGCGTGGCACAGCTTTCGGGTTAACAAGTTTAGCCAGACCGTACGCATCCAGCGGACTCTGTGCAGCGGGTGTACCCGTCATCATCCACAGCCACGTATCAGGGCTGAGTAGCTTGTTGAGTGTCTTCCACCTGTCAGTCTGGGCATTCTTGTAGTGCGTGGCTTCATCTACAATCACTAGGTCAAACCCACCGTTGGCTATGGCGTCCGCCACGATTGCTACACCGTCGTAATTTATTATCACGAACTCCGCATCGCTTTCGATTACAGCGGCTCTCTTCTTTGCCGAACCATGAGCCACGTCTACCTTGCGGTGCATAGCAAAACTAAACAGGTCTTCTCGCCACGCCGAATCCATAATAGATAGAGGGCAGATGACCAGAACACGTTTGATACGGCCTTGCCTCATCAGGAAGTCCGCTGCCCAGATAGCACTAGCGGTCTTGCCTGTACCCTGCTCGTTGAAACAGAACGCACGTTTGTTGAGTGTCAGGAACCCTGCCGTGGTCTTCTGATGCTCGAACGGTTTGTACTTGCCCGTCCATTTATACTTACCTTCGATGGGCGATGGCGCTTTTATGTTTAGATTCTTGAGTACGTGAGCCTCGTCTACGCCCCAGTTAACCACCACACGGTTACCTGATAATTCCTTACTCTTTGGTATGACCTCGGTAACTTTCCGTGGATCACGTAGCCGCAGTAGCAGCGCCTTGTTATCTATTACTTTCACCACTAGGACTCCGGCTTAAATAGAACAAGTTGGTGTTTAGCCAAAGCATTCAAGAGTTCAAAGAAAGAATCTGCACCAAGCCCATTTATGTTATGTATATCTTTTGCAGTCCACTCAGCCAAGTCGCTTACATATTCAATGCCCCTACCCCCTAAACAGTTTCGTGTGCGTGCATTAAGGCTTAACTCCTGTATACGCATCTCTGTCTTGATTGAATTCATTTGTTCTCCGTTCTCCCATGCAAAAAAGCGCGAAGTGGGTGTCCACTACACGCGGTTAAAAACCCCGCCTTCGGTCACACGGACGGGAACGTGTGCAAAAAACCGCCTAATGACTATAGGAACTGCAAACCGGTAAGGCATCAGACGGCTGACCTAAAAAGTCCCGCCATACGACCACACCGGACGGGAACGGTGCCAACAGGCAGGAAGTGCCTTGGCCTAAACTGTTATCGCTAAAGTAAGAACTAAAGACAGTACGTTGATCGCCACGATAATGCCGATACCGACCAGTATGCCTGTCTTTATATCTTCCTTACTCACTGTCTACGTCGAGGTCTATGCCCCGCTTTCTTGGGCTTCTGCCCGTTACGGCTGCGATTAGCACTCTTGCTCTCTATACGCACGCCGTCTTTGTTGCTGCCACCCTTACTCAACATCTTGTTGTGGCTGACATCCTTACCTTCCCGCTTATCCGCTCTGCCATCTTTGTTAGCATCACGCCCTACCTTATCCATAGCACGCCTAGCACGTTGCCTCTCCATTCGGGCTTCGTGTGCAGGGCTACCCACTGGCGGGTTCTTCTGCTTCTTACGGTCTGCTTTGTTCTTGTACGGCATTAGTTCTTTCCGTTGTGCGGACATTCCAACACTGGGCACCATGCTTTACACAGTCCGCTGGGGTTGGGGTTCCACGTATCGTTCTCAAAAGCTGTTTCCATGTCGCTGTATTTACTCAGCCACTTAGTCCACATCTTCTCCTCTTCCTCTATGGTGTAGCGATCCCTTATCAGGTCGTTACTTACCACAAACAACAGCCCAGCCCGAACGGTCTCCACTTCGGGGTAGTGCTTGAAGGTAGCCAAAGCCATAAGCTCTAGCTGCCCTTTGTCAGCATATCTTGCCGACTTGCCGGTCTTGTAGTCAATCACCCATGCAAGGTTGTCCTCGCGGTTCAAGATCACAAGATCGGCAATGCCTCGGAACCAAACATCATCAGCAAAGAAGCTACACGCTTCCAGATCCTTGGTCAGTCCCATCTTGATCTCGCACAGCTTCTCGCCTTTCTTGGCGTTCAGTGCATCTAGCATACCCTGTGCGTAGCTAAACCGTGGGTCAAGTTCACCACCGTCGCGGATGTATTCTTCCGCAGCTTCGTGAAAAGCTGTTCCATACAACGTAGCCTCAGACTCCTTGAACGGGTACTGCTTGAGCACCTTCTCATGGTAGAACTGCTTAGGGCATTGCTGGAATGCCTTGATCTTACTGAACGACCACGGTGCTATGCTCATGGAGAATCAAGTATCAGATTTAATTCACGTAACTCAGCTATAAGTAGTGCCATGAGAGCGTGGTCAAATGTTATATCTCTATTGTTCATGACTTCTTGTACATATGTCGCATCGTCTATAACGGCATCAGCGTTGTCGCGTCGCACTAGCTTTCGCTGCTCTTCCCGTTCGTGGTAACTCATCATTCACAGTCTCCATATGCGTATGCCATACCACTCTCACATTCAAGTGGTAACCCCTTAGCCCATGTCGGGACGTACCTCATGCACTTCTCGACGTACTGCTGGGCTTCTTCTGCTTCAGACTCAGGTACACATGCGATAACTGAGTCGTGAACTGTTAGTACCGCTCGGTACTTATTATTTATTAGTAACATCTGATCGCCTATCACACAACGTGCTAA